AATTTCTCAACTTTAAATAGATGTCTTCATTACCCGTTGTAAATTATGGCCGAATGGAACGACTTAAACCTGCAGAAAGCACACAAGTACCTCTAACTCTAAACACTTTTTGTATCGTTTTTATAATTATATGTCTATTAGGTCTATATAAGCGCTCTACGACTATCAATCAACAACGTGAGCGATATCATATTTGATACACTTCTCAGGTGTAAGGTAGATATCCTTTTTCATGAGACGCTTAAACTTTTTTTCTGGAATTTTCGTTTTAGACATGTACATCTTCTTGAGCATGTTCATAAACTTTGTAGATGTCTTCATCTCGTTACGAAGATCCTGGAAATTACCCCAAAACTCGGTAGTAAGTTGGTGAATCAGAAGGTATGCATTCTTCCCTATGCGACGCTCTGAACCACCCAGGAATACAAAGGTAGCTGCACTACAGCAGGAACCTTGGGCGATGGTGACAACCTTGACCCTAGAGCGTTCTAGGACATTCATCATGTTTAGACCAGAGAATATGTCTCCGCCATCACTCATGATAGATATACGAATTTGTGGTTCATACCCAACGAGTTCCGCCTTCTTTTTCAACAGTTCAATTTCAAGTTTCTTGAACTGTAAGACAAATTCGAGTGCATTATCCTTATCAATGTCTCCGTAAAAGAGTATTTCATTCCCGACGACCTTTACGGATTGATTTTCTTCGATTAGTTCTTTGGTGTCATCTTCTGTCGTAGGCATTCTTCAAAGCTTTCTTTACTCTAGTTACATCTCTTGATTTTAAGCCATTTCCCACGGCGAGGTGATTGATAACATCAAAATCTTGTGGGGTAATTTTATAGTCCATGAGGGGTTGTAACTCACCCTTCTCCGCATACTTCTTTAATAGGCACAATTCCTCTATACCCAACCCCATCCTCGATTTCTTCTTAATTTCTTCATACTTTTGTTTCCGCATCTTATAGTTTCCAAACTTTGTCCAACAGCTCCCAGGTCTGATCGCATCCTTCATTAGAGGCTCGCCGAGTGCTGTTTTTGGTATCGTGAGGGCGTGTAAAACGAAATATGGCATAAGGTTCCATTCACCGTGTGCATACATGTGATTATCATACATATCGGCATCTGAAAATGCATGTGACGCTTTGATGATATCTACACCTTTAGAGTCTAAATAGTTTTCTTGGAATATATCCCACACATGTCCATGTTCCGAAATACTATCATAGATTTCAATCGGGTTTGGATCTGAAAGGACATCAGCAACAAACTCTTTCGGTGTTTGGAAATCGTCAATCTCATCATATCCATCCATGTACGTGAAAAAAGTTCGAATGTTTCCTTGAGATCGTAGTGCTGCATCACGAACTTTGATACCTCTCTCATCTGTGAGTGTCATCAACACCTCGGGTTTGTGTTTAGGGATGAAGACAGTTTCGAAATTTGGATACATACACATATTCATCGTTGTCACGAGAAGGGAACCTCTAGAAAGTCGATCACCATCGGATACTCTTTCTATGATTGGTTTGAAGGTGGGTTCATAATCTTCAATGAATACATGTTTCGTTGATGGTTTTATGAATGGTAAAAATAATGATTTACTCTTGAGATGTTCTGCTTGGAGCTCAACATGATTCAATCCTTGGAGGACAGTTCTGAGAACATACGATTTCCCAACACCTATCGCACCACATATGAACACATTCTTTCTTTCACTAATGTACTTACGAATGAGTTCAATCTGTTTCGTGTGAATCGTCGTCACAGTTGGCTCTTTTTTTTGCCCCACTACTTTAATGAAAGAATCCATTGATGATCTTACTAATCAGGCCATAGATTTGGTGCTCGAGAATGACGCACTTCATAAACGTATCGTAGAACCTTTAAAAAGGAAAATTGTACCATACGTTGTGTGTAGTATCATGACCAATTTGATCATGTTTATTCTGTTGGTGTACCTTGCTCGACGTCTGTCTCTTCTTCCTCTTCTTCCTCCTCTTCCTCTTCCTCTTCCTCCTCAATAGGTGGTGCCAAGTACTCACCAACTTTCTCGAATGGAGTATTTTTTGTTATGGCTCGGATAGGTTCTATAGTTTTTGGTAATTTTAAGAGTGGAATAGGACGCACATTCAATATCTCAGGTTTTGTAAATACACCTTCTATTGGATAGTCTTTCTCAAATGTTTTCAGTATTTCTTTGGGAATTGGGGGGGACTGTTCCAACAGACTTTCGTATATACCTTTACATTCGTTCACAAAAATGAGACCCTCTTTACTACGCTCAACACGGGGAAGGGCTAACTGGAGGCGAATGTTTCTAGAAAGACCACCATGACCCAATGCACTTGTCCTGTGATTCTCCATGAGTTCGTTGATCTTGAGGAACTGCATGATTGTCGCTATGAGACCAGCTATAAGGTTCATACCACCAATAACTGCGGGTACTCCACCCTGTATACTTACTGGGAACGAACTTTGTGCAAAGTTTGCGGTACCGGTGATGGTTGAAAGTACAATCACAGGCAAACTGAAACGTAGACTCAATTTTTTATACGTCAGAAAAGCTCGGTGATGCATGTATCTGTAACACGCAGACGCCTCACCCCACTGACGAAGTACATTCTCGTGGTACTCGTTCCACATTTCTCCCATATTAATATCTTCGGACATCTTATAGTAGATGAATATAATATTCCTCATTCATCTTATTTTTCTTTTGTGGATCTTGATTGTTCCTTTCATGAATAATCGTAGGCAACTTGAGTTCTATTCTATGGTGATCCCATTCATCTTTTATCACTGGTCTGTGAATGATGATACATGTGCTCTTACACAAGCCGAGATGTATGTCACGGGGAAGGAAAAGGATGAAACATTCATGGGACGTGTAGTGGGACCGATATACAAAATGGAAGAGAATGATATCAATCGCCTAACAAAGACGGTATTTTTCGCCCTTTGGGCATTTGTACAGTACAGACTTGGTCATTTTGATACGTTTATAAAAGACCTGGACAAAGTGTTTAAAGGTAAGAAGAGTAACTAATGTACATGGATATCAAGATTAGAAACGAGATTATTCGCCTTAAGAATGCTAAGGAGATGTATCAGGATACATATTTAGAAAAACTGGAGGACTATGACGAAAAGGTTACACGACTCGAGAGTCAGATTGAGAGAGCGATATCCGATGTGAAACATGGTATGCTCGAGAAGCAGAAAAAAATGTATTTAGATGAAATTGCGAAATTGGATAAGAATATGGAGAGTACCACAACGTTTATTGATACCAAACTAGAGACCCTCGATAAGGAACTAAAGAATATCAATAATGAAAAGAAATCATATGACTGTAATATTGATAAACTCAACAAGGCACTTGAAAGGCGGAACGCGAATGAAATATTTGATATGTTTGAATATGTTTCGAATGCGTTAAACATTCTCAAGGATGAAAAGTCCTGAGTAAGAATTTCCTTCACTATAGTATATGAAGAACAAGACTAAGACGCGGTTATTGATGGTCACTCTCGTCTTACTCGTGGTCATTTTGGGGTACATGTGGTACAATCCCCAGGTCATTGAAGTACCAGTGGAAGTGGAAGTGCCAGTGATGGTACCGGTGAGAACTCAGGAGGTGAGACGCGAGCCGGAATTTAGAGGACCTCCCATCAAGCAGTATAAACCTGGACACATGCAGCAGATGGGTATATTAACGAGCGAAGAGGGTGAGACCCTCCCTCTTTATGGTAAGGAAGTTCGTGGTCGACGAGATCGTTACCACTATTACACCACAACAGGTGGTGAAAACCTGTATCCCATCCCAGTGAGTCATGATGGTCGTGACTGCGTGGATGATATTGGATGTCAGGAACTCTATGGAAATGAAGCAGTCTCTGTAACTGGAAAGACTGATTCATTCGATGTTAAGATGTACCGAACCGACGATTTCTTTTAACAGAAATGATTTTTTAGAATATCGTATTCGCTCCTTTGAAGCCCGGAAGTTTCTGAAAACTTCGCTTTCAAATTGAGTAACTCCTTTATAGTATCGTTATCAAGACTTTTGACAAATTCCCTCTTTGTCTCGATATCGGTAAGTTGATTGTGTTCCTTTTGGGCCTGTACATATGGCCACGTGTGTTTTCGTAGAGCGGCAACTTCAATCTGGAGTTGTATGAGCTGCGGTAAAACCACTTCTCGTATAAGTTTTTCTGTGTCAGTCATGTAAAATAATATGGTCATGTCCCTAAGCAGGAAGAATTTCTCACGTTTTAATAAGTATGACACCGGAGAAACGTGTATTTATTAAAAAGGTTGCTCATGGTGTCCGTGATTTGATGGAGTATACGCAGTGTGTCAATACTATTGGTTCAGAACCCCAAAACAATACTGAAAAATTCATAAAGAAACATTTACTTAATAAGAATCGTGATGGTACGTACGACTTTTCAGTAGGAAAATTTAGAATTGCTATAGACATGGTAGACATTTCAGGGGTACTCGTATATCTAGATCATCTCAGTATAACCATCGACCGCGCATACACAATGGCATCCCCTAATCCACTTTTTTTCTCGAAAGAAGATCGAGAGTTTGTCAAACTGATTAATGATGGGGACATCACAACATTTCAAGATTTTCTCAGCTATTAATAAATGCAATACAGGGACCTTAAAAATAAAGCAAAAAAGCTAGGACTCCGTGTCACCAAGACTATAGACGGTAAGCGCGTGAAGCTCAGTTCTAGAGAACTCCGCTCCAAGATTACTATGAATTTCGAAAATAGTGTCAAGAACGCACAGAAGGTGATACGTATCTGTCGAACAGTCGTTCTCCCCGCGTCTGGAGCACCTCCTCTCCCACCCAAGCGGGTCGCCCCCCCACCACCACCGGGTGGTAATATACGCGCGAAACTTTTAGCCGAACTCAAGGCGACGCTCGCCAAAAAAGCTCTCCGCTAATAATAAATGCCAGGTCTGAAACAACTTCAAGAAGCCAAGAAGAAGCTAAAGAAAACCCCTAAACCCCACGGAAACAGTCCTAAGATTCCCACAGCGGCATTGCTTCGTCTTATCGCCGCGGATCCTAAGATTAAACGGGATAAGGCGTTTGTGAAACGTGCCCTCGAACTCGCGAAATTAAATAAGTAATATATATATACAATGGCAGAGATCCTACTCATCGCATGTGCCTTGTCATGCTGTGCTTCTTCAGCTAGTGGAGTTGGTGGTTTCCTCGGGGGATTTATCCCAGGAACAGAACCCCACTTTTTGAACGTCACACAAGCTGATAAAATGAAAGAAATTATCGAAGGTTTCGTAAAAGATACTAAAGAAGGTAAAGAAAAGCTGGAAAAGTTCCCCGAAGCAGGACCAAATGCATCTGGTTTAAATGAAGAGGATCGTGTGGAATACCTGGAGATTGCGAGAGACCACATGCAAGATTTTCATGATGGAGAATTGTGTAAAGTTGTAAAAGAAAATACAGATGATGAAGGTAAATTTAATGGAAAATCTGCGCTAACAAAATATTCATCCAGTGTTTTTACACTCAATGGTTTTAAGAATAAAAAAGACCTTTTTGAGCAGTACGTTGGTATAGGTCATGGCCCCGACAAAATTAGTAGTGAAAAGGTTCGTGAAACGATGATATTGTGTGTGGCATCAGATGAGGATTTCGAAAAATATATGGAAATGTTCAAATAAACACGAGACCAAACCTTTTAGACATAAACTTCTTGACACCCTCAACAGTTGGATAACTCCAGAGGTACCAACGGGACCAAAAACCAGCCCCGTCGATACCACTTATCCCCCAATTCTCGGAGAAGCTATAGTCTACATTCAGCATCCTCTCATGTATCTTCTTGGGATCTTGTTCTGCTAATGTGCGTTTAGGTACATGACCCCCATGACGTAACACATAGGAACGCATACGTGAAGGATTCTTGTGTTTGGTGTAGTCGGAATACCCACTGGCACCAAAGTCAACAGTCCTGCCGTCTTCTAATATCGCCCTGAACTTCTTTTTAGAGTTGGGACTTTTAGTAATCTTGACGTGCATACTTACATTTTACAGAGAAAATTTAGTCGTATATTTTATTGGCACTTTCGGCGATACTGTCACGAAGAAGTTTGCCGCGTGGGGAATATGTTTCACTTCTGGATGATAAAAATGATTTCTCGGGTCCACGCTTGATCAGGAACATGTGGTCGTACATGTGGAGAAGGGCAACGGTGAGCGCGAGGCCACCCACGACAGCTCCATTCATCTTGCGAGCCTTGAAGGCATAAGCGACGATGACCGCGATGAGCAGGATCTGAATGAGGGTCACCTTGGGCATAACAAATCGTTTCTCGACAGTCTTAACTTTATCAAGGGGTTTGGGGGAATATTTTTCCATCTTTCCGCCGTAACCTGGCATTTTTATTATCTACTGAGAAAATAATGTGGTCTCTTATCCTGATCCCCACGGTGCTGGTACTCCACGATTATCTGAAGGCACCCATAGATCGTCTGTATTTTACTAACCCGAAGAGACCTCTTGTAGGTATGCGAAATACAGTGATTGATATTCTCAGTGTGATATCTACCCCTAC